AATACTGTGGTTGTACCGAAATCTTTGCCTTGTCTTTGCAAATCATCACGAGCAATACCAAAGTATCTTTCATTAAGATAGCCGTTAAGCTCTTCCATTCTCTTCTTGTGGCGATCAATATCACGTTTTATAGACAACTTTGCCTGTAAAAGTTCGTGATCACTCATGTCATAGAAATTCTGTTCCATACTAACCTCACTTTCGTTTAAATTTCTACTTGCAAGGGTTAATATAGACATCATTACAACAATGTCAATACCTAAACTATCATTTTTTTTTGTAAGACAGAAGAATGTCTATATTATGTATGGCTTTCATCATCTTTTTTTTGAGCTTAAACTCAGGTGTCAGCACACCTTTTGCATCTTCTACAATGAGTCTTGAGAATCCATCTTCTTCTTGTTGTAAATATCTAAAATCAGCTATGTAACTACAAATTTTAACATCATTAATAGATAAGTCATATTTAATTTGACGTTCTAATTCTGTTACAACACCAGCTCTTTCCATAGCTTTAAGTTGTCCCCATCTTTCTGCTTCCCATCTAGAATCAAACTTTAAACCCATAGCAATAGTTTTTTTTGCAAAATACTTATTGTTGCTTGTTCTACTTTTTTTGGGTATAAATGGGTATGTATGGGTCATGGAGGTAGTATAATGACAGATATTTCAAAATACAAGTCTGTTGGTTTAGATCGTAAGAGTTATGATAAACTGGTTAAGATATGTGAGCATCAAAGAAGAAACATTAGACAACAATTAAGTCTTATGATTGATCAAGAGTTTGATAAAGAAGAATATAATAAATATAAAACTAAGGTTACTAGTCTTGGATTAGGTGCTATCAACGGCATTCATACGAGAGATTAAACGATCAGCGCGTTTGGTTACCTGCTTGTGCCATCTCGAATCTTCCATTTGAACGGCACACTCTTTCCAATCTTTATTTTTTATAGCTTCACGAAACTTCAAAAATTTACTTAAACGAGGTCTGCCCATATTAAACATCATATTGGCGCATATTTGTTTTACTTCTTCTGGCAGATCTTGGAAGTTATCGAATAATTGTTCGCACTCGTCTATGGTTACTTTTACGTCTTTATCAAATAATTCATTAATTCTTTCTTCTGATACTGGTGTTCCAACTGGTTTGTTGTACTCTTCATCCCACTCTGTTATAAGGTGACCAATCCCCGTGGTAGGTAAATTTAAGTGATCGAGGTATATGGATTTTACATTTCCCTCGTCTACCTTAAGGGTTTCTCTTAGCTCTTCTATGTTCACTGTCTACCTCTTGCTCTCTGTGCTATTGCTATATCTGTAGGATTTAATCCTAATGAAAAAGCATTGGCTGGATTAGTTACATCTATATTGCCTAATGTAGAACCCGAAACTGGTTCTGGTATTTTTAATTGACTCAACGGCACATTAGGTCTAGTCGGTGATAAAAATGTAGATAAATTAGTTCTTTTTAAATCTTCAGCTTTTATGTCAGGAAGCTCTACATTTAGACCTTGACTCTCAAGAAATGATTTTGTTTGATTTTCTGCTTCATCAACAGCAGTTTGTATGCTCTGTCCTGTACCTATGCTTAAACCTTTACCTATAATAGATCCTAAACTTTTTGCTCTATCAGCAGGTTTTTGGAATTGTTTTAGAGTCACACCATTGTATTGTTTTAGTATATCATCATAGTATCCATTTGATAAAAGTCTGTTACCTAAAATACTAAACTTAACAAGCTTTCCTATATTTTGAAATGGTGAAGCAGCTATATTAGCAGCAACAAGATCACCACCTTCAGCCGTTCTTGCATTAAACTTAAGTATTCTACCAAAGTTTTTCATATTGTTACCGACTTGCTTGCCGAATACTGTTACCAACTTATTATCTTTTGAGGCGGCTAAAAGTCTGTCAGCAAAGGCATTTAAAGATTTGCCATCAGTCATAATGGACTCACCAAAGTCATCTATCATACTATTGATGTAATAACTTCTAATTTTGTTAATAGCCTGCTCACCACCTTGACCTTGTTTTTCAAAATACTCCATGATTGGTTTAATCTGGGAGTTTTTAGTGGTCTTTTGTACAAGAAAACGAGCCGCTTCAACTGGATCTAAGTCACCTGTGTCATCTGCTAATTTTCTAAGTATTACGTTCTTTTGATTAGCGGCTAATCTTTTTTGTGTATTTGATAATGCTTCTAACTTTCTTACAAGAGCATCATTAGATTGTGTATTACCTTTAATATTTCTGAATTGCCTTAAAACTTGATTTGATTCTAAGCCTGTAATCTTAACAGCTCCTATCTCATCTGCTAATTTAAGTATTTGATCTGTCTCTGCTCCGAACAATTCTTTTGCAGTCGTGCCTAAATTTTTAATTGATTGTGCAAACTTTTCAGAATTAAAGTTTTTAACATTTGTAAAATTACTTATACCTGATTTTTCTAAAGCCGATTCTAAAGTATGGTTAGCGGCTCGTGCAACAAATTCGTCAGCCAATTGTGCGCCAGTGCCTTCAATTACTCTACCACCTTCGACTCGACCACCATATTCTGTGATAAATTTTCTAGCTTGTTGTATGAAGTTTGGATTGTTATTCTTTACAATATTCTCATAAATATCAATGTTCTGTGGAACATCATCAATTATATCACCAGGTTGTGATTTATATTTTTCTAAATTTTTAATAGTTTTAGAAGCATTTAAATCTTCTATAATCTTCTTGCCTAAGAAAAATTCTGTCTGTGCTTTTTTTATAGTTTTACCAGCATTTATAAATTTTTTCATTTCAGCAGGAGAATTTGCTGACCTCTGTGTCATCTCTCTAAATATAGTGCTATTTTCGTCACCTATTTCCTTAAAAACACCATCTATTTTATCAAGTAATCCATCACCATCTTTTGTTACAAGTTCTCCACGAACTGTTTTTGCATTAGCAGGTAATTTCATCCTTATGTCACTAACTGCTTTTCGAAGATTGTAAAGTTGATTAAATGAAGCAGGTTTTGAAAATGCAGAACCTCCTACACTTTCAAAAGAACTTATGATTTGACCTATTGCCTTACCATCATCCGTACCACCAGCTATTGCAGGTGCAAAATCTTTTTTTAGTCTGGCTATGTCATCTTTAAACCTTGACATAGTAATAACAGCATCACCACCTAGACTTGAATTTCTTAATACTTTATCAACTGCACGAAATTTACCTGAAATCATCGTGTCAAAATTTACAGATGCGTCTCTAATGATTTCAAATAAATCATCTTCAACATTTTTGTTTCTAACTCCAGCTTGTTTAAAAGTATTTACAGAATCTTCTAAATGTTTGACAACAGAATTTGTTACTTGTTCTTCTACATTGAGAAGTCTGGTGTTGTTTTCTACCATGCCATCTTTAAGTATTTGTCCTACATCTGCATCAATGACATCATCTGTAACTCCATACTTTTGTTTGTATGAATCTAATAATTGTTTAATTTGATCATTATTATTTTTTAAACGATCTGATGTTTTAAATATTTTTTCACCAATAGCTTGTATTCTAGCTACAAGAGATGGTGCTTTAATTGCTGATAAAGTTGGTCTCACACCAAATCCACCACGAACAACTGTTCCATCTGCTTTAGTGACAACACGACTTGTAGCAGCAATCTGTTCATCAGCAGTAAGGTTTGCAAAGTCTTTTGGTTTAATTGCATTACCAGCTTCATCAATTGGCTCGGATATAGATTGTCCTGCTGTGCTTACTTCCTTAGAAGTAAGTCCTTTACCAGGTGTTACAGACCTTCTTGCTAACCTAAAAGCAGCAACTGCACCACCAAGTAAACCTTCACCAACAAAACCATAAGCAAATTCTCTACCTAAATCTGCTGCTATTTCTGATCCAGATTGTTTAGAAACACCAGCTAAAGCTTCAACACCTTCTTCAATGCCTTGACCTGTGGCGGCTCCTACACCTGCACCTAAAGCTGCTCCAAGAATGGGTATAGGTATTAATATTTGACCAGCAATAGCTCCACCAATACCAGTGATTAACTCTGGTGCTAAACCAGACAAATCAGAAAAGTCATAACGACTAAAACCTTCTTCATCTATAAGGATATTTTTATCTGTCTCTTGACCAAACTTTAAGGCTCCTGTTGGAGTTAGAGCCAGTCTACCTCTATTATCTCTGGTAAAATCATCATCAGATAAATCAAACTTTCTGAGT